ACTTGTACTAATTATGGTGGATGTTATGGAGAGTCTGAAAATGTTGTACTTTACAATACAAGTTCTATGGATTTTGGATTTTATGTTGTAAATAATCCAGCATGTTCACTTACAAATGGTAAAATATTTGTTACAGGTGTTACAGGAATACCACCATATACTTATACATGGTCATCAAATATTAGTGGTTCTCCAACAACATCATCTGTTACAGGTTTAACTAGTGGTAACTATTTTTGTACCGTTACTGACTCACAAGGATGTTCAATAACAAAAACAACTACAGTATTAAATGCCGACCCGATAGGTTTAATAACATATACATTAGTTTCACCGACATGTACAGGTAATACAGGTTCAATTACTTATTACATCTCAGGTGGTACAGGACCTTACTTTTATTTATTAAGTAATGGTGACTCGTTAGTTAGTTATGACCAATTTTTAACTTTTAGTGGTTTATCGGCTGGTAATTATACGTTAGAAGTTACTGACGTTGCTTTATGTACTGCAACATTTAATGTTGTATTACAAACACCAAATACTTTCTTTGTTGTTTCGGAATCAATAACTGACTCAAGTTGTAACAATAATTCAGGGGTTTATAATATTCAATTACAAGGTGGGGCAACACCTTATACTTATAATTTTACAAACAATAGTGGTTATACATTAATTAACACTGTTAATATTCCAAATCAATCTTTTGGCGATTTATCTTCAGGTAACTATACAGTAACGATAAATGATGCGACATCTGCTTGCACATATACTAAAAACTTTTCAATTAATACAAGTTTATCATTTGCAACTTCAATAACTGCAACTACTACAAACTGTAGTTTTAATGGTGGTAGTATCTACTTAGAAGTTACACCTGTTGTAACAGGATTAACTTATACATATAGTTTATCTAATGGTGTTACATCAATTCAAACTATATCAACGGCATATACATTTTCTAATCTAACCGCAGGAGTTTATGACTTAATAGTTACTGACTCAAATTATTGTAGTCAAAGTTATTCAGTTAATATTATAGACACAAGCCCTATTAATGTTCTTTTGTATGGTACAAGTTGTGGTAATGGTAGTGGGGGTACAATAAGCGCAATGATTAATTACACTGATTTTCCTGTTGATTTAACTTGGAGTAGTAATGTAAATGGGCAAACAGGTGTTTATCTAACAGGATTGACTGCTGGAACATATACATTAACAGTAAGTGCTGCTACAGGATGTGTAACAACTAAAAGTAAAACAATAACTTGTAATCCTTTAATTAGTTATTCTAAAGTACAACCTGTTAAAGTATCCACACCAACATATATTCCTACAAAAACATATGATTTTAGAAATATGTTATTTACAGGGTATGCTAATTTAGTTAGTGGACATGATGATTGTAAATTAAATTACGCTCAATTTAATTGTGATATTGAAATAACTGGCACTACATATTCATCAGTATTTTATGTATCACCTAATTTAAATTCAGTACCATCGACTGATAATTTTATAACGGCAATTGAGTCATTACTATCTTTAATACCTAATTTACAGAGTACTGAAATTAATCCTGACACTAATACTATTGTTATTGAGTCTCAAGTTGTTGGTGGGGTTGAAGTATATAAAGATGAATTATTAACAATTAGTGTTAGAGTAGTTTATAATATTTCATGTAGAACTTAAAGTTCTGTTTGAAGTATTTATTTTAGATGAGTTTAATTACTATTGATAGTGTTTCAGGTATTCCACCGTATCAAATATATGTTTGTGATATTTTCCAGTTTAATTGTCAATTTATAGGAACTTTCACGGATTACATTCCACCATCAGTTAGTTTTCCTGTGCCAAGTGGTTATACAACAGCTCCTCAATTATTAATTAAGATTGTTGATTCAACGGGATGTGTATTTACACAAAATTACATGTGTTTAACACCAACTCCAACACCAAGTATTACACCGACAAATACTCCCACATTATCTTTAACACCATCGAATACTCCAACACTAAGTGTTACTCCATCATTTACTCCAACACCAAGTATTACTCCGTCAATTACACCAACAAATACAGTTACACCAAGTATTACTCCGACTAAGACAGTAACTCCTACGGTTACGACAACACCTACACCAACTCAAACACCTGAACCTTTTTTATATGCTTACTTATTCATTGAACCATATTCAGGGTCATCAAGTATTGGTTCTTATATGAGTTCACTCGGTTCAAGTTTTTATGGTTTTACAAATACTTCTCAACCAAGTACATCAGCATCTACGTTTGATTTAGACATGAATAGATATGTTAATTATTCAGGATGGACATCAGGTTCATTCCCGTCAATTATAAAACAGACAGTACCGATTACAACAAGTGGTTTGGATTCATATGGTAACCCAATAATTGCTTACAACTTTTTAACAACAAAAGTACCTGAAAATACTGTAGGTTCTAAGGCGTGGTACACATGGATAATACCTGTGGTATATACTAATTACAAATATCAAATTGAGATTGATTTAGGAATTGTAAATCCAAATGTTTTTACAAGTGTGAAAATGGAACCAACAATATATTCAAACACATTTAATTATACTGGTGGAACTATTGTTAAGGCGGAATATAAAGTTTACACAACATACCCATCAAATACATTTGAATTGGATAATACTTACGACCTTTATTTTAGAGGAAGTAAGGTTGATATATAATTATAGTAAATGAGTTTCCCATATAAAAATCCAATATCGTCTATCCAACTAAATGGAACACAAAGTGTCCCAAGAAACAATACTTATGGTACTACTTTCAGTGTTAACAATACGGGTGGTTATATGGAGGTTTTCAGTTTATCTGACCTTTATTATACAATACCAACAGGAACAACGGGAAGTATTGAATATTCAGGTAATACTATTCCTATTGAGTTTACAAAGGGAACGGGTGCCGCTTGGTCTCCTGATGTAATTACATTAGCTTCAGATAATATTTCATCAGGTAGAAGACGACTTGGTATGTTGGCTTATGTTTATGAGGTTGACCAAGTTTATCAATATCATATTAATGATTACGAGACTTTATTTAATGCTGCGACTGCTAGTACGGGATGTGCTCAGGTTTCTGATTTTGGAACAACAATAAATAATAAAACTGCTGCGGGTCAGTCGTTTATTAATTCTTGGACTGCTAACACTATTGAAGATGTTAGTGGTGCAACATATAGTACTGCGGCATGGAGAAAGTTTTCAACGGGAGCTTTAACTTCAGGTGTTAATTTATATGGTTCGTTCTATGATACATCAGGACAAACGGCGACACTAATCAATACCGCATATCCTATGAGATTGAATAGTACTGCTGAGGCTAGTGGTATTACGATTGTTTCAGGTTCACAAATCACTTTTGCTAGTGCTGGAACTTATGATATTCAATTCTCGGTTCAATTAAACAATAATAAAGGTGGTGGTGCGGGTGTGGATGTTGATATTTGGTTAAGACAAAATGGTGTTAATGTTCCTAATACCAATACAAAAGTTTCAGTTCCTACAAACAACCCATATTTAGTTGCTGCTTGGGATTTTTTAATTACTGTAACTGCCGGAACATATGTTGAATTAATGTGGGCGACTAACAATGTCAATATTTCATTATTGGCAGAGGCATCAACTGCTTTACATCCAGCAATTCCTTCTTTGATTGTTACCGTTATGCCTGTTGGTGGTGGAGGTGGTGGTAGTGGTTCTACAGGTGCTTCGGGAAGTGCGGGGTCATCAGGAAGTTCGGGTTTATCTTTTGGTTCATCAGGAACGTCTGGGTCATCAGGAAGTTCGGGGAGTTCGGGTTCTACAGGTTCGTCAGGAACAAGTGGTAGTAGTGGAACTTCAGGTAGTTCTGGTACATATGGTTCAAGTGGTAGTAGTGGTTCTTCAGGGTCAAGTGGAAGTACTGGCTCTTCAGGAACTAGCGGAACATCAGGTTCAAGTGGCTCTTCAGGAACTAGCGGAACATCAGGTTCAAGTGGTTCTTCAGGAACTTCAGGTAGTTCTGGTACATCAGGTTCATCGGGTAGTTCCGGTTCTGCCGGAACATCAGGTACAGGATTTACCACAATCACAAGTCCGGGTAGTAATAGAGTATTAACATCTGATGGGACATCTAATGCTGCGGTTGCTCAGGCTAGAATGACTTTTGATGGTACTACATTATCAGTTACAGGTAATACAAGTGTTAATGGTAATATAAGTACTACAGGTGTAACATCTTTTGGTAACGGAACATTTACAAAGGCGGGGTCAGCTACTGGTGATGTTCTTCTTGATAATAATAGTACAGATACTCCGGGTGTTTTGTTTTATTATGCTAATAATTCAAACTTTGGTATTGATAGTTTTAATGGGTCATTTGATGTTCTAAGTGGACAGTTAGTTCGTATCACAAATAATTTAAATGAAGCAGGAGGTGCGGTAAAAATGGCTATAGATACCACAGGTAATGTGGTATTTACAGGATTTATAAAGGCTAATGCGTGGAGAGCCGGTCAGGTAATTAACGATATTATTTTGAGTAATACTGAGGTAACTGTTAGTACTACAACTATTGCTACCAGTACTTCGGATACTGATTTTGTTACTTATAGTTATACACCATTAAGTTCTACAAGTTATTTAGTAATACATTATCACTTAGCATCTTTTGATTTTACTTCTGGTACAGGTAATGATTCATACATATCTAGAATAAAGGTTGATGGTGGTGAAATAACCTATTCAGTACAAAGCACGGTTAATGGATTTCGTACAGGTGTTTTATTTCCATTAACGGGTAGATACACTAACTCTAATACAACCGCAAAATCGATAGTAGTTGCATGTCGTAGAAGTTCTGCGGATGATAGTATCACAATAGTAAATTCATCTACTTCAATGTGGTTGAGAATAACAGAAGTTGCAAGATAATGCCAATACCACCAAATAAAATAAAATACTCAACGTCCTTTCATCCTAATACGATTAAAGTTAAGGATTGGGTTTTGGGTATTAATGAAGGTGCGGAATACGGGCCAACAAGTGTTACAGGATTTTGGAATTCTATTATACCACCATCAGGTGGTTATACCATGTATGGAAACAAGGCAGTTGCTGGACCATCCATAGTGGTTGCTCAAAACGACTCAGAACTTATTGGTTTTACACAAGGATTTGCGGGACAAACATTTAGTACGGCTAACGAAGCCTTAGGATGGTACACAGGACAAACAGGACTTATTTGTGTTAACCTTGATTATCCTGATATTGTTACTGACGGATTAACATTATTGCTTGATGCTGGTTATGTTTCATCATACCCAAGAAGTGGTTCACGATGGGATGATTTAAGTTTTAGTGGTAACAACGGAACACTAATTAATACTCCAACATTCAATTCAAGTAACAACGGATACCTTACATTTAATGGTAACACTCAATACGTCAACGTTGGAGGAACACCTCTTGGACTATCATCGTATACAAAGAATATTTGGTTTTATTTAAATAGTACTTCAGATAATAATTTATTAAGTAGTGATACTGGTGGACACTTTATGTTCTTTGCTAGCACCAATAAATTATATTGTGGCCACTCAAATTGGGGTGTTTATACAGTTTTCCCATCGGTCACTAACTTTAGTAATGGGGTGTGGTATAATGCGTGTGTAACTTTTGATACCACAAATGGATTTGTATTATATGTTAATGGTGTTCAGGATAATACATACACAGCTCAAAAGACACCTATTGGGGGTAATGGTTCAACAAGGATAGGAGCGTTTGGCGCTGGTAATAATTTATTAAATGGTAGAGTTTCAGTTGCTATGACTTACAATAGAGTATTAAGTTCTACTGAAGTATTAAAAAATTACAATTCATTTTCGTCAAGATTTATTTCACCATCACCTACTCCGACAACAACAGTTACACCAACTGTAACACCAAGTATTACTCCAACTAATACTCAAACCAACACCCCAACACCTTCAATAACTCCAACAATTACACCTACTAATACATTAACACCAACACAAACACCGACTAATACAATCACACCGACAATAACTCCTACTAATACCCCAACACCAAGTGTTAGTCCAATACCTGCTACAGGTGTTACATTCTCTGAAACATTTACAAATAATGCCGCACCAGGAACCACAATAGAAAACGCTTGGACAACTTTCAGGAGTCAATTAACGGGTACTTATACTAATATGTCAATATCAAATAACCTCGGAACTTCAGTAATAGTGACAGATGTTAAAGTTCAAGATATTGCAAATGCTTTGAGAACAGCTACTACAGGTACAAACTTTACAGTAACAATTGGAGCTAATACTTGGAGAGTTGCACACGGTTGTGTTTCAGGAACTGTTGATGCTAATTCAATTTATTTAACATCGGGAGGGTTGTGTCAATGTCCAGGAACATACACAGTGAGACCTATGATTAAAAATTCAAATTGGGGTGGATTAAACGGTAGTTCATGTGGACAACCTACACAAACAATAACTGTGACATTTAGTTAATTATTATGAAAAAATATTGTGTATATGATTTGAGAGTAACACCATCTGAATTGGTGGAAGAAACTATTGACTTCACTGAAGAGCAGTGTTTTGAATGGATTTTAATAAATGGTGACGCAACAATCTATACTATAATAGAAATATAAAATGGCAACATCAAGACCTTTTGCATATAATACAGGTTCAACAATTACTGGAACAGAACAAGTTGGAAGTATTGCTATTGGATACCCAACAAGTGGATTTACATCTACAGGACTAAGATGGTGGAGTGGTCCTGATGAAGATTTAGGTTATGTGATTGCTCATACCGTACCATCAGGAACACAACCAAATAAACTTGGAGTACCTGCTAATATTGGTTTTTGGAGAACACCAAGTAAGACAGATAATAACTTTATTAGTTTGTCTCAGTATGTATCAAGTTTTACCGGAACACCACAAACATTTGCAAGTGCTTCAGCGGCTAAGACATGGTTAAACTCGGCGGGATATTGGACATCTTGGGATTTAAGTTATACTGCTGGAGTATTTAAAACAACTTATAGTGGGTACTTTAATGATAATGTTAATTTCTTTGCAACCGCAACTCCCGCATCAGTAGGTGGAAATCCTGCGACTTCAGTACAGACCACCGAGATAACAGAACCACCAACCAGTGACGGTGAGAATTTCAGTTGTCAATGGTTAGGTTATTTCAAACCAACTACTACAGAAACTTACACATTCTTTACTTCATCTGATGATGCTTCCTATGTTTGGGTTGGTAGTAATAGTATTTCAGGATTTACAACAACAAACTCGACAGTTAATAACGGTGGATTACATGGAACACAAGAACGTTCAGGTTCTATAGCATTAACTGCTGGTACATATTATCCGTTACGAATACAATTTGGAGAACTAAGTGGCGGTGACGTGATGACTTTTAGTTACTCAACTCCAACAATTGCAAAAACAACCACCGTAACAGGTTTAATTTTTTATAATTTGGTAACAAGCGGATTTTAAAAACTAAAACTTATTCATTTATTTCTTTAATTTTTATTTAAAATTAATACTTTTTGTGTAAAACTTTACATGAAAATTTTTATACAAGTTGCGTCTTATAGAGACCCACAGTTAATCCCGACTATAAAGTCAGCATTAGAAAATGCTAAACGACCTGAAAACTTAGTTTTCGGTATCGCTCGTCAGTATCATCGCGATGATAATTTTGATAATTTAGATGAATATAGAGATGATGAAAGATTTAGAATAATTGATATTCCTTATTATGAATCTAGAGGAGCATGTTGGGCAAGAAATCAAATACAACAAGTGTATGATAAAGAAAATTACACCCTCCAAATTGACTCACACATGAGGTTCGGTCAAAATTGGGATGATGAGATGATTAAGATGATTAAACAACTTCAAAAAAAAGGATATAAGAAACCTTTATTGACAGGTTATGTTTCATCGTTTGACCCTGACAATGACCCAAACTTACGTGTTAACGAACCGTGGAGAATGGCGTTTGATAGATTTATTCCTGAAGGTGCGGTTTTCTTTTTACCTGAGACAATACCGGGTTGGCAAAATTTAACTGAACCTGTTACCGCAAGATTTTACTCTGCTCACTTCTGTTTTACTCTTGGTAAGTTTGCTAAAGAAGTTCAACATGACCCTGAGTTTTATTTTCATGGTGAAGAGATTTCAATTGCCGCAAGAGCTTACACTCATGGATATGATTTATTCCACCCACATAAAGTTTTGATTTGGCATGAATATACTCGTAAGGGTAGAACCAAACAATGGGATGACGATAAAGAATGGGTGGATAAGAATAATTTCGCTCATAAGAAAAATCGTTCTCTATTTGGTATGGATGGTGAGGAAGATATGAAACACGGAAAGTATGGTTTTGGTAAAGTTAGAACTTTAAGAGACTATGAAAAATATTCAGGACTTCTATTTTCAAAGAGAGCTGTTCAACAATATACATTAGATAAAGGTTATCCACCAAATCCAAACAACTTCAATTCAGAAGAGGAATGGTTAAAATCATTCACATCGGTATTCAAACATTGTATTGATATTGGGTTTACTCAAGTACCTGAAAAGGATTATGACTTTTGGGTAGTTGCTTTCCATAATGAATTAGATGAAACCATTTACAGACAAGATGCTGATAAAGGTGAAGTTGATAGAATGTTAAGAGACCCTGATGGTTATTGTAAAGTTTGGAGAGAGTTCTTAACTGATTCAAAACCTAAATATTGGGTGGTTTGGCCTCACTCGGAATCTAAAGGGTGGTGTGATAGAATAACAGGAAACTTATGAGATTTATAGACATACCAAAATTTGTAATCAATTTAGAAAAACGACCTGAGAGACTAAATGAAATAACCCAAGAAATGAAATACATGTCTTGGGACTTTGAAATTTTTAAAGCTATTGATATGAATGGATATATGGGATGTACTTTATCTCATTTAGAAATCATCAAAATTGCTAAAGAAAGAGGTTACCATAAAGTTATGGTTATTGAAGATGATTGTGTCTTTATGCCGTATTCAAAAAAACTATTGGAAGAGATTGAATTAAAAATGAACGATTTAAATTATTATGTATTAAATCTATCACCAACATTAAATAGACATGTTAACATTAGTGATGATTGTGATTTATTATTGGACTTAACAAAGTTACCTGAAAAAAAACATGATTATTTAACCGAAACTTTTGCGACAAACATTCTAATATACGATGAAAAAATATATGATGAGATGTTTAAAATTTCGGAGGAAAAGTTCCATGACGGAAATTATTTTTATCCGATAGATGGGTTCCTTGCTAAAGTAATATACCCTAATTTCCAAAGTTATTGTCCAAATTTACCAATCGCTCCTCAACGAAGTTCTTATTCAGATGTGTCACACGATGTTTATAACAATTTTTATACTCAAACATATAATTGGAATGGATACTCACCTGTAAAAATACCATCAGAATATATGGATTATAATAACAATCAAATATTAAAATATGAAAGTTAAATTTATAACCGCAATATACTCTAATTTAAATGGAACTGATTATGGTGGAAGACAAAATAGAGATAATCACTATCGTTGGAGTCTAATATCATTGTTAAGAATGACAAACGCTAATTTTGTTTGTTATACAAGTAATGAAGAAATTGAACAACTAAAACATTTTTTTTATTCTGAAAATAATATTTCTGAAAATCAATTACAGATTGTTGGATTTAATTTAGAGGATAGTAATCATTTTAATTTAATTAAAAATTTTAAAAATGTTGAGTCAGTTAAAACTGGTGATAGATGTTTTGAAATACAGTATAACAAGTTTTTTTGGTTCTTAAATGAGGATATGTCATATGATTATTATTATTGGATAGATGCTGGATTATCACATTGTGGATTACTACCCGACAAATATTTGGAACATAATGACGAATACCAAGGGTACTACAACAGTCATTTTTTTGATAATGATTTTTTAAATAAATTAATAAATAAAAGTGATGATAAAATATTAATTATTGGAAAAGATAATGTTAGGAATTATTGGAGTGGTACTGTCCCACCGAAGTTTTATAAAATATATGATAATTCATTACATATTATTGGGGGTATTTTTGGGGGTGAAAAAAATAATTTTATAAAATTAGTTGAGGTGTTTGAACAGAACCTTAAAGAAATAGTTGAGGACACCAAAGGGCTATGGTTTGAAGAACAGATTTTATCATTAATGTATCAAAATTATATTGATATGTTTAAAATGTTCTATTTTGAAACATGGTGGCATGAAACAAATGGGCCTCCAGGTCTACCTGAGGATTATTTTACAATAAATAAAAGTTTTTACAAGGCGTTAGAGGATATTAAATATGAGTAATATTACATTAGTTACAGGATTGTGGAATATTGGTAGAGAAAATCTTGAAGAAGGTTGGTCTCGTTCTTTTTCACATTATTTAGAAAAATTTGAACAACTATTAAAAGTTGAAGAAAACTTAATAATTTTTGGTGAAAAAGAATTGGAAGATTTTGTTTGGGAAAAAAGAGACCAAAGTAATACACAATTTATTTTAAGAGATAAAAGTTGGTTTGTTGAAAATGACTTTTATAATAAAATACAACAAATCAGAAACAATCCCGAATGGTATAATCAATCAGGTTGGTTAAAGGAATCAACACAAGGTAGATTAGAAATGTATAATCCACTTGTTATGTCAAAAATGTTTTTATTAAACGACGCAAGGATTTTTGATAGATTTAATTCAGAGTTTTTATTTTGGATTGATGCGGGTCTTACAAATACTGTTCATCCCGGATATTTCACACACGATAAGGTTTTAAATAATTTAAGTAAGTATATTGATAAGTTTACATTTGTTTGTTTTCCATACGACGCAAGTAATGAGATACACGGATTTTCATATCCAAAGATTAATGAATGGGCTGAAGATGATGTGAAGAAAGTTGCTCGAGGTGGGTTTTTTGGGGGACCAAAAGAAACCATATCACAGATGAATGGTGAATACTATAACCTATTGAATGATACATTATCAAGTGGGTATATGGGAACTGAGGAGTCAATATTTTCAATAATGGTTTATAAGTTAAGTGAATATATAAATTATTTTGAAATTGAATATAATGGTTTATTTGGAAAATTCTTTGAGGATTTAAAAGATGATGTTTTAGTTAAAAAGACAGAGTTTGTTAAAATTCAAAATGACTTAGATATGGATAAAGTTGCATTGTATGTAATAACATTCAATTCTCCAAAACAATTTGAAACATTAATTAAATCTATGATTGAATATGATAGGGATTTCTTAGACAGACCAAAGAAATTTTTATTGGATAACTCAACTGACCTATCAACAACAGAAGAATACTTGAGACTTTGTAAAGAATATGATTTTGAACATATTAAAAAAGATAACATAGGTATTACAGGTGGAAGACAATGGACTGCGGAACATTTTGATGAAACAGGGTTGGACTATATGTTATTCTTTGAGGATGATATGTTTTTTTATTCACAAAAAAATGAAGTGTGTAGAAATGGGTTTAATAGGTATGCAAGTAATCTATATCAAAAAAGTTTAGAGATAGTTAATAAAGAAAACTTTGATTTTTTAAAATTAAATTTTTCAGAGTTTTATGGTGATAATAGTACTCAATGGAGTTGGTATAATGTACCACAAAATTTCAGAGAACAACATTGGCCAAAAAATCCAAAACTACCTCAACAGGGATTAGACCCGAACGCTCCAAAAACAAAATTCAACGAGATAAAAACACATAAGGGTTTACCTTATGCGTCAGGGGAAATCTATTTGTGTAATTGGCCGATAATTCTTTCAAAAAGTGGGAGTTATAAATGTTATTTGGAGACAAAATATCAACACCCGTATGAACAAACTTTAATGTCTCACAACTTCCAAAACACAATTAAAGGTAAATTAAAACCAGGTATTTTATTACTCACACCTACCGAACATAATAGATTTGAACATTATGATAGTAATTTAAGGAAAGAATGTTGATTTTTTGATATTTATTTAAAAAACTATTAATGGAATTTTTTATTAACAAAGGTGCAACACTGCCTGTTCTTAAAATGCAAGTGGTTAAAGATGGTATTGCTGACATAACAGAGTTTATGTCACTGATAGAAAACTCGTTGATTTATTTTTCCATGATAGATGTTAAAACAGGGGGTTACAAAATTCTGAATAAGAAAGGAGGGTTTGTTGAAAAGACATTTATTGACCCAAATGCTGAGACAGAATACTATGTTTATTATAAATTCACTTCAAGCGATACAAGTAGAGAGGGACTTTATGAAGGAGAGTTTGTTTTTATCACTGATACAGGAACTTATATTTTACCAATCAGAGAAAAACTAACGATAAAAATTGGTAATAGTTACGTATCTATTTAATATGGAATGGTTTATTAAGAAAAATTCAACGTTACCAGTTTTCCAAGTTGAGATATCAAAAGACGGGAGAAGTGATTTTGGTTTAAATGAAAATATTTCGGGTAATACAATTTTAATTTCGGTATATGACGAATTTAATAAGAAATATGTTGTAGCGTCTAAAGAATGTTATATTACAACAAGTGCGTCTACTGTTAATCCTTTAGATATTACTTATTATGTGAACTATCAATTCACAAGTAGAGAAACAAAAAATGAAGGTAAGTTTTTAGTTCAGTTTTTAAAACAATCATCTCAGGGTATTGTTATTATACCACTACCTCAAAAAATTTATGTAAGTGTTCTTAGTAGTTTTAGTTTAAACTCTTACTCTTATCCGACTAATAATCCTTACATTATTGATAGACCTTGTTGTAACGCACCTGCTCTACCGGCAACACCAACTCCAACACCATCAATTACTCCAAGTGTTACACCAACTCTATCTTTAACACCGACAGCAACATCAACACCTACGCCAACAACTACACCAACACCAACATTTACCCCAACACCATCAATTACAACACCTCTATATTACGCTTACGTATTTGCGGAACCGCAAGATTCTTCGGGAAGTGGTTCGTTATATGGATTAGGAAGTTATATGTATTACTTATCGGACGGTATAACACCTGATACTAGTGTTAATTGGTACGGATGGGGTAATTCGGGAGCACTTCCATTACCAACAAGTCCAAACTACAGTTATATGATGAACAAATACGCATCATACTCAGGATTTACAGGTGGAACAGGAAACTTTGTTAAACCTACAAATTTAAAAGGTGCGATAAATCAATTTTCAAATACAATTAACGATAGATTTGGATGTTTAATTAACCAATATACTTTTGAAACAATTGAAGTTGATAATAGTGTTATTAACACTAGTTTACAGTACATGTATACGATTTGGATACCACTTGCGGGTGTTGATGAAAGTTTAAATAACATGACAGTAAATGTTGGTTATCAATCACAACCTTGTGACTTTGATATTTTAGCAACTCCTGACCCTAAAATTTCGGTTGGGGATATTACAATAACTCCAGGTGGAGCAATACCTGCGGGGATTTATAGAGTATTATACTTGTCTAACGATGGATTGTTACCTCCAAAACTTCCTGATAAAAATAATTATTATTTCAAAGGGGTGTATAAAACCTAAAAAAAAGATAATTATTAGTAAGTAAAAAAATGGCAATACCGTATCAAAATCCAATAAGTGCGTCCCAAATTACAGGACCTTTCAGTGTAGCGAGAACAAGTCCATACGGAACCAATTTTAATGTTTTAAATGTTGGTGGATGGCAAGAGGCGGCATACCTTACTAATTTAGGTTTAACATTTAGTGGGCAAGGACAACAACAATTAAGTGTTAATAATATACCTATTAATATTAACATTGGTAACGGTACATTTTCTCCAACATATTTAACTTTAAATTCTGACAATTTCTCTTCGGGTAGAAGAAGATTGGGTATGATTGTTTGGGTTAATGAAACTGAAACGGCATATCAATATCAAATAGACAATTACAATGATTTATGGGATGCTGCAGTAAGTGCTAATTCTGTAACTCAATTATCTTACGAAACTATTATAAAGAATAATACACCTGAAGGTCAGGCATTTATTAATGCTTGGACAGGCTCAACTATTGAAGGTGTTAGTGGTGTTACAAGAGAAAATGCGAGATGGAGAGTTTTTGCTCAAGGTACTGAATTAACGGGTGGTACTTATTTTTCAGGTACAAGTACATTAGAATTATATAATAGTGATGGAACTATTATTTCTGTAACAGGTATTACGGCATCTGGTTCTAATGGTAGTTCTGGAACATCAGGTTCTGCGGGTACAAGTGGTTCTTCAGGTAGCTCTGGTTCTTCAGGTTCAGCAGGTACAAGTGGAACTTCAGGTAGTTCTGGTTCATCAGGTAGTTCTGGTTCTGCGGGTACATCAGGAACAAGTGGAACGTCTGGTTCATCAGGGGATAGCGGTTCTTCGGGAAGTACTGGAACTAGCGGTAGTTCAGGTAGTGCTGGAACATCAGGTATTAATGGTGTTGATGGTGCAAGTGGAACATCAGGTACAAGTGGTTCATCAGGACTATCAGGTACTGGAGGTTCTTCGGGTACATCAGGAACATCTGGCTCCTCAGGTTCTTCAGGAAGTGTGGGAACAAGTGGAACGTCAGGTTCTTCGGGAAGTTCTGGTACAAGCGGAAGTTCAGGAACTTCAGGTTCAAGTGGTTCATCGGGAAGTTCAGGTTCAAGTGGTTCATCGGGTACATCAGGTAGTACTGGTACTAGTGGTAGCTCTGGCTCAACAGGTTCGTCAGGTAGTAGTGGATTAACAGGTTCAAGTGGAACATCAGGACAAAGCGGGACAAGTGGTTCAAGTGGAACATCAGGACAAAGCGGGACAAGTGGTTCGTCAGGAACATCAGGTGAAAGCGGAACAAGTGGTTCATCGGGAACATCAGGTTCTTCAGGAATTAGTGGTTCAAGTGGTAGTTCAGGTAGTAGTGGGGTAAATGGTTCAAGTGGCAGTTCAGGTACTAGTGGAACAACAGGAACAAGTGGTTCATCGGGAAGTTCTGGTTCTTCAGGAACATCAGGAACTAGTGGGACTACAGGTACATCTGGTTCTTCGGGAAGTTCGGGTACTTCAGGAACTAATGGTACTAGTGGAACATCAGGTTCTTCAGGAAGTGCAGGTACTAGTGGTACAAGTGGAACAACAGGTTCTTCAGGTTCTTCAGGAAGTGCTGGTACTAGTGGTACTAGTGGTACAAGTGGAACAACAGGTTCTTCAGGAAGTAGTGGTACATCAGGTTCTACTGGTAGTTCAGGTTCATCAGGTAGTTCTGGTTTAACTGGTTCATCAGGAACTTCAGG